TCGTCTGGTTAGCTTCTCGCTCATTCCAGTCCTCTTCGTCCTCAATCAATGCGAGCATCTTGTATCGCTCCAAATAGTGTTCTACCTCCGTTTCAGTGCGTGCAACATTGTAGGCGCGGAAAATGCGCTTTTTGGCTGATATAGGCAGTTCTAGGAATTCACAGATTTCGTCAATTGTCATCTTGTATTTGTTTTAATAGCTCATTGACTTGCTCTAGTATTTTGTCGTGGTCGTTGTACTCCATTTGCAAGTCCAACTCTTCAATCATGTGTCCAAAAGTACCCATGACGCTCATCACATCTTCATGGCTTGTAGTGTGTCTCAAATGCGTGACAAAGGCGTTTTTAATGAAGTTAGCCGAAACTTTAATATTGTTGATGTCGTCATCAGTCAGATGTAACAGGTAGGAAGTGCGCGTCTTCATGCGAATGGGTCTCCACTCGTTAGCAATGCTTCAAGGTTGACGTCTGCCAAGCGTGCCGTCTTGACTTCCTCTGACATGTCGCAGGCAATTGGCACCATGCTGTAAGATGTCTCCAGGCCATCACCCTTACGGCTGATTTTCAAGTCATAGTTCATTGGATGCCCAAAGTCCTCGTCTTTGCCCAAGGCGCTCAAAGTGTCTTGCAGTGTGCGTTGTGTAATCTCCCACACCTGGATGCGCTCCGCTTCGTAGTTCCACACCGTGACGGCAATAAATTTGCGCGGCTTGGTGTCATTTTGAAAGTCAAGGTCTGGCGCTCTCATGTCCAAGGCCCATCGTGCTGGTCGCTTGTCGTTGGTCCATTGCACAAAGCCTAACAGAGGCTCATTGCACAAGATGCGAACTCGGTTTTGCTTGCCTTTGGCAGGCTTAAAGTAGGCGCCATCTGCGCCCGACGTGTTGAATTTTTCAGGAATGAAGCTCATCAATGATGCGTTTTGGGTTATCGAATAGGGCTTTTAAGGCAATGCGAACCACGCCAGCGGTACTGACTTGGAACAGGTGCGAGAACCGTTGTAGTTCTTGCAGGTCGTCGTCAGTCATTCTGACGTTGATACGGGCGGGATATTTTTCCATGTAAGCATTCATATTGTTTGTGTTGGTCCTAGCACGGTGAAGCCCATCTTTATGATTTGCTCAAGTCGTGCGTTGTAAGTTTTGTCGTCACGGAACCACCAGCGTGTAAGGTCTTTGCGCGATCCACGTTGAAAGTCCTGGTACATGGTAAAGCCGCTATCCTTCATGCGGTCCATGTCGAACGATGCTCCGTTGTCTGGGAGCAGCTTGTATGTGCCTTCGGTAAAGTTTGCGCCAGACTTCCAGCGCATCTCTCCGTGGTCCATATAGTCCTTGTACATCACTTGCGCAGCTTTTCCCACCTGTACATGCGCACGGGTGCCGTTGGACGATTTACAATGTGCTCAATCCACTTGTTGTAGTCAGTGATTGGATTGGCAGGCATAGCGGTATGGCTGACGCCATTAGGTAGTGTGTTTGACATGTCACAAACGTACATGCTTGTGGTGCCATCTGTCGCCATTTGTCATACAAGGTTATCCACAACGCGATGTGGACGCATCAAAAAAGGGTGGACCACGTTTGGCCACACCCTTCAAAACAAATCACTGTTGGATGACTATCCTTTAATCAAACTTGTCACCAAAGGTAGGATAGAAATTGCACACAATGCAACTCCTGGCCAACTCATACCGTGGGCATAGATGTCGTGACATGCTGTGGCGGCTATCAGGCCACCTACGGTGCGCTTGGCTGACCACCTTCGTAGATCACCCTTGTCTTTGAATGCGCTAGTAAAGTCAAAGCGTTCTAGCACCTTAAGAATGTCAATAGGTCCAGATGAGTTCTGGCGTCTTTCCGTCTTGCTCATGGCAGTTGTCTATGTGAATGAAGCTAGAGCCTATCCCGATGCGTGTAAAGCCAGCCTCTAATGCTGCACTCACAATGCAAAAACGTTGGTGGGAAGTTGTTGCTGCTATGTCTGCAGCTCTGCCAACTAGGTGAGCGCTGTTCGGGCTTGTCTTGTAGCCTTGGCGCTTGAGGGTTGCTTGGTGTGCCTCTGTTCTGTAGCCACTTGTCACGGCAAATGGTATGCCTGCCAGGGTGCGTGCCTCGTCAATCATATCAAGAAAGCTGTCACACATCAGATGGCCACTGCCTGGTTGATCAGGACTGTCAAACTCTTCGTAGTTAAACCACCTCATTTCTTGCGCTCTTCCCTTGCTTGCATTGCACGCTCCACATTCCACCATATCAGTGTCACACCTGCCACAACTGCCACAGCATCGTTCACCACATCCACCCACACCGCACCGACGTACGACACATTCAACATGTTCTGTACGTGCGCCTTTATCTGTGTCATATCTGTTCCGCTTCAAACCAGCCGTTGTCAATCATGTATTGCTCATCTCGTATAGTCACTGTGTCAGGTAGTATCAATCCAAAAGGAAACATCCCTAATTGGTGAATGGCACTAGACAACTGGAAGCGTTCGTCTGGGTCCAGCTCTGGGAACACACTGACAAGCTTCTCCAATGTACAAGAAGGATGCACTTTGATAATGTACGTGCTATCCACAACCAATGCAGCCTCGTTAGGGTCGTCTGGATGTGTTATCCACGGAAACAAGTTGTTGTCTGCCTCATCTTGTGACTGTTGGAATACAGGAAAGGTAATATTGTACAGCTCACGCGTGATGACCTTGGCACGTTCTAGGCTATTCAAAAAGCCTTCTGGGTTGACTAGGATGTATTCCATTAGTAAGTTCCGTAATGGCCATTAATAGCGTCGGACAACGCATTGCGGTCGTGTGTGTTTGTTGCTTGCGACCATACGCAAAACTCCTGTAGCTTGCCGTTGAATTTGGTGCTGTTGCTTGAGTTGTTGTGGCCTAATGCAAAGCCAGTGGTGGCATGGTTCACTGTGCTGTTCACGTTTGTGTCTGTGTAGTCTGTGTCATTCAACACACCTTTGCTGTGGTTCTGTTTGAACTGACCGACAGCAATGTATTGTGTATCAGCTGCAGTTGTGCCAGTACCCGTGTTCACTCTTGAAAGTGTTTCGTTCAATTGGAAGCGTGCCATGAAGCGCAGGGACGCAGCTCCTAGATTGAGTAAAGCAAAGCATTGGTTGGCTTTGTTAGTGTTCACATCCCAATGCGATGCAACGTATTGACCACTTGACACAGTGTCAAATTGAAACACACCAGCAAATGTCAACACCGCGTTGCTTGACGGGTTGAGTGTCACGCTTGCTTTGTCCATGTAATGGCTTGTGCCATTGAAGTCTACAGCTGGCTTGCCATTGACTGTGACAACTGAACCGCTGGCCACAATTTGCGGTTGTGCGCTTGTGCTGTTTTGTATTAGGTCATTGCTGCCAGCCTGGTCATACCACGTCTTAATAAAGCCGTCACCACTACCGCAAAAAGACAACAGTGATGCCGTGTCTAGCTCGCCAGATGACGCAAAGCCAACGCTCACAGTGGCATTGTCTGACGACCTGCGCACCACAATCGGACCACCAACAAAGTCATTGCGGACCTTGCGCAAGCTGTATGCAGCTGTTGACTCTGTAAAAGCGTCAAGCAACAAATCCGAGCTGACTTCACTGTACGTTATCATGTAGCTAGCGCGGCCTCCTGTGTTCTTGGCTTCAAAGTCATGAATCAAAGCAATGGTGCCAGCCAATGACAAGCCTTCGTTTGGCTGTGCGCTTGATCCAATGGCTGACCAGCCTGAATCTGTGCCGTCTTGCAGCGCATCGTTGTTGCGGTATATTCTGCGCTGTATGTTGGTTCCTGCTGTTGGCACCTCGCCTTGATAGTCCTGGCGCGATCCCATCCCTGTGCTGTTGATGCTGTAGTAATACTCCTTGACTTCACCAGCTCCAATAATACTAGAAAAGTCTGTTGCAAAGGCAAGGTTGGCCTTGGCTGCAAAGCCTGTAGTCGGGTCACGTAAGGAGCCAGGGTTGTTTGTCGTGTCTGTGTTTACGTTTACATCTGGACCCTTTGTTGTGTTCTCATCACTAGTTGTGATGCTGATAGCGTTGCGGCTTGTCTTGCGCAGAGTCACATCAACGCTGGCATCTGTGGCATTGAGTGTGTACGATAGTGGCGTGTAGTATGTGCCAGTGTCTGTGTCTTTATATCGGTTGAATGGCTTTGGCGTTGCCGTGCTTGTACCTCTTAACACAATAGTTCCTTTCTCTAGTGCAAGCCATTTTTGATGATTGGCCAAAACCTCCTCAACGCAAAGCGTGTTAATTCTGCGAGCTGAAGAGCTTGCCTGGTTGACCCAATTTGTTGTGGTACCGGTTACAATTGATGGCGTTATTGAAGTTTGCACATCAATGCGGCCCATGCTTGCACCGAGCTGTCCAATCAATGTAGTTCCTAAGTGTGTACTTGTTCGTCCTGCTGGAGCACTGGCTACAATATCAAAGTCCTGCAGCAGTTCAAGTTGCTCGCCTGCCACGGCAAACTTTGACACTACTACTTGCAGATGGTTTACGGTAAGAGCATTGCGAAAAGTGTTGCTGAATTGTAGTTCATCATTTAAGACAATGACATCAGCTGTTACTTGCAAACCTGTCTTTACTGTTGGCGGTGGCGTAATGTAAAAGCCATACCCAATTGTTCTAGATCCCGCTTCATGTGGGTTGTAGTAATAGACACTGTCATTTGCATCGTGAAAGAACAGATATTTTGTTCCATCATTTGTTGCAGTCCAATCAGCTACCGTGTGGTCGAGTTGTGTAAAGCTAATGTCTTGGCCTGCATTGTATGAATAGACTGAGCTGTTCACATTTTGGTTAGATGCTTCAAGGTTGTTGACATAGTATACTGCCTCACTTCCTGTGTCCATTTGGATCTGTAGGCGCAAAACAAAACGGCCCAAATCATTGTCAGAACCAACAGCGGTGTTGCTTATATCAACTCTGCCTGAAAATTGGTATCGCACGCTAGGACTTTCTGTGTCTTGTCCATCGTAAATTACATTACCGTCTGTCAATACATCTAAATTGGCCACATTGTAGCCACTCAACACCGTGGCGCCATTGTTGGTGTCACGCTTTATTGATACGCGATTGAGCTGTGGACTAAATACCTTGGTCCATCCAGCTGACTTTTGCTTAATGTTGTTGGCGCCTGTTGTTTGAAAGGTGAACTCGCTCACTAGTTGTGTCGTCGAGGTTGATCCATTCCATGTGTCAAGGTATCCGTTGACTGTTTCTGTTGAAAGGTTAGAGGGCACAAAGTACCATGCTTCCTCGTAGCTGTACAACCTCCATTGAAATGTGAGGCATATGCTTTGGAGTACATCGTAACAGCTTACAAATTCTAACTGGCCAGCATCGTTCGTAGAACTAAAGCAATTTGTGCCAACAGATGCGCGTCGTATTTGGCCATAGATTGTGCCAGCGGGATGCACAAGTAACTTATACAAAGCGTCATCCGTGCTGTAAACATCGTCAGCCCAAACAAACCTTTTAGCTGCTCCAAGTGACTTGCCATTTAGGTAGGTGTGCAATGGCCATTTGTCTGCAATGTTTTTAATGACTACATCCAAGGTCTGTCGTCCCGTGTACCGCGCGCCATCGTCGCTGTAGTCAATATCCTTGAGAAGAGACAAGGCGTCTGTTGCAACAATCCGCACCTCACGTTGTGCGCTGTCCTCTGTGTATTCAAATTGTTCGTTTAGGATACTGCCTACCCATATAACTGTGCCGTCCCGTTCAATTTCTACGATGTACTCACCGTCCTCAGCTTGTGTAAGCAAACTGATAAAGGTGTCTAGAGTGCCAAAAACGTCAGCACTCCAGATGGTACCAATCTCAACACGTGAGTGGACAATGCCAGGCACCAACAACTGGTCGTCGACGCTTTCATAAATAAGCGCAAAGCCGTTGCTATCCAAACTGAACTCCTTGGTAGAGTCAGAGCCAGACAGCGTGCTAATAATGCGCACTGTGTACTGGTCATCATTTACGCTGCGGCCATATCCTGTGGCTATGATGTAGCTCATGAGTATCGGTTGCGATTTATAGTGTTACGTGCATTGCTAAGGAAGATGTCATCGCCTTTAATGCGTCCAACAACCTCTAGCACATTGCCTCCCATCATATCCTTCAATTTAGACAACGGTGCGATGACCTCTGGATCTATCCTTGCGTTTCTGTTATCACCTACCATTGCAGTAGTTGGACCAAAGGCTAGGCCGCCATTGGCTAGGGCTGGCATGCCTACCCTATCAACCAAAGCCATGCCTGCAGTCAAAAGGCCAGCCGCCACAAACGGGAATGCTGGGCCTGTGCCTGATGCTCCCTCGATTGCGTTTTGTACCACCTTGGCCTTGGCTGCTGCAAGGTATCCTTTGACAACACTTTTGACGACTTCCAACACGCCTTGTCCAAAAGTCATTGTTGAGTTTAACGCTGTGTCAATGCCATCAGTAAAGCCACGCAACAAAGCTTGCATGCCATCGCTCATTTTCTCTACGTTGTCGGTGACGTTATCGCTCACCTCTACTGTGACAGCTTCAAGTTTTTTGAATAGGTCTGTGACTGTTTGAGTGGCTGGCGCCAAGGACTCCTCAACTGCTGCACCAGCTCCACTAAAGAGGGAGCTAAAGCGCTCCATGATTTCGGCACGTGTAGGCAAAGCGTCCTCACCTAGCAAGTCAATCTCTTCGGCATAGATTGCTTCGTTGACTGCATTGATTAAGTCGGAGCCTATCTCTGCGCCTGTCGTTACCACGTCAACGGCCACATCCTTAAGGCCTGTTGTAATGGTGTCGAACGCTCCGCTAAAGTCGCCAGAAATAAGCTGCGACAATGACTTGACAAGCGTGCTAATAATGTCTAATGCTGCACGAAATGCTGTGGAAATTGCTTTGCCTAGATTCGTGAATGCAGTTTGGACAAAGGCCACCACGATGCGAATTGGTACAATCTTGTTGTACAGCATGATCATGAGGTTGGCCACCTGGGTAATGATTGGCCGCACGTCATCATAGAAGTAGACAAAGGCAGCGACTAGCGCACCAATGGCTGCAACCGCAAGGCCAATAGGCGAGGTTAGCAACGTCAAGCCTTGCACAATCTTTGGCAGAATTACAAGCAATGGTCCAAAGGACGCTGTTACACCAGCAATGGCAATGGCTATTTGCTTAGTGCTGTCGTCTAGCTCTGTGAACTTCTGCGCTAGGTTTGTAAAGGCGTCCAGAGCTTTGCTAGCAAAAGGCAACAGTTGCTTGCCTAGTGATGCAGCTGCAATTTTTGCTGTGTCTAGTGCCGTGCTGAACTTGCCACCTACAGTGTTGCTCAAGCGCAGCATTGAACCGTTGAACAATCCTCCCTCTTCTGTCAATCCTCGCAACACAGCATTAAACTGCTCGACAGTTACCGCACCTGCACCAAGCTTGTCGGCTGGCAACCCTGTTGCCTCGCTTAGCGCTGCAAACACTCCAATGCCACGCTCTGCCAATTGATTCAGGCTCTCAAGCTCTACCTTTCCTTTGGCGTTTACCTTGGCAAAGATGGCTGCAATTTCGTCGATGTTGTTGCCACTACCTGCGGCAATGTCACCAAGGAACTGCAACTGGTCATTGACTTGCGACACGTCTGTGCCACTTGCAATAAGCTGACGCGCTGACTTGGCAACTGCATCAATCTGGAATGGCGTCTTGGCTGTGAAGGCGTTCAGTTGCTGCATCATTTTTGCAGCCTGTTCCGTGCCTCCTGTCAAGCTAATAAATGAGATTTCCAACGTCTGCAAATCTGCTGCACTCTTTAAGGCAGCTGCACCCACGCCAATGATTGGCAAGGTTACACTGCGCGTCATGTCCTGACCAAGCTTCGTGATGTTGCTAGTCATAGAGCGCATGTTGCGCTGCACCCTTCCAAGGCTCTTATTTAGATCGCGCGTATCCGCTCCAATCCGTACAACGAGGTCACCTAGTTTTGCCATCTTCTTCTGTTGCTAGTGCCATGAGCTGCGACCAGCCCTGACCTGTATTCTTTTTCTTTGATTCTTCCCAAGGGAAGGTTGCAAGGTCTTTGGGTTTGATGCTTGCTCCCTTCTTGGTATGTACGTTCAGCAACAACGCGGTCTGCCATCGGACGCGCTCCCAATTGGAACGGTCAAACTGTTCCTGGGATTTGCATCGACCACGCACCGCGTTGCCAAACTCACGAAATGTGAAGTCATAGAGGGAGCTAGGCGTAAGGCCCAAAAGCCCTAGGCCCAGCTCCTCTATTTCGTCCCATTCAAGTGGATCTCCTGACTTGTCTCCGTCGTTTTTTTTTCTGGCGACATAGACTCTTCGATGACCTTCATCACCGCTGGCAAATCAGTCACATCCACAAGCCCTAGAAAATCATCAATTTCCATTTTAAATTCCATGCCTTGCTTGCGGCATCCCTCCTGTACAAAGTAGTACAACAGTTCAGGCATCATGGTCACGTCCTCGCTGTCAAGTGTTGCCACCTTGTTGCCTGTGGCGCGTTCAAAGGAACGCCAGGCACGCATGTTGGCCTTAACGGGAAAGGTCTGGTTGTCTAGGGTAATGTTCATGTATTAGCTATGTGCTTGGAAGGTAATCGCGCTGACGCACTCAAGTGTGCAAGTGTAAGAAGCATTGTCTTCTGTGCCTGCGCTCAACTCCAAAGAAGTGATGTAGGCCTCAAAGACAATTTCTTGGTCACCTACAATTTCTTCATTTGTTCCGCCCCAATCAATTGCAGCGATCTTGACATCTTGCTTTGCACCCAATAGAAAGTCTGTCATCAACTGGTTGTAACCGTTCGATGCATCTTGTGCATAGAAGGCCGTAAAGTTGACTGACAAAGATTTTAAGCCTGGAAGCAACGCGCGGTATCCGCCATTGTTTTTGCTTGTGGTGTCGCGTGTCTCTGTTGATACGCTGACGCTCAAATCTGTTACGTGGTCTGC